GGGGCCTCCATCCCCGCAAGGGTTGGTGACGACCGCCTAGAGCTCACGATCCGTGGTGACGGCCACCATGCTAGCACCGCTGTGGTGAAGGTCACCGATACCGTTACCGGTTTTAAGTACTGGCTTGACGGCATGGATAGCGGGTTTGGCGGGTTGTTTGTTGGTGGGTTTGATGTGTTCGAGCAGGCGTTCAATGATGCGGTGTTGGATTTGGAGTACTTTCTGATCGACTAGCCCCCTCACCCCACTAACTACCCCCACCGAGTGTGGGGGTTTTCACATTTGTTGACTTGGGGCCTAGGTGCGTGTATACTATGAGTCATAGGGGTTGATCCTTAAGACCTACACCGAGTGGGTGCCCCTTGGTCACTGGAGGTGACACACATGTTCGATATCGAACACGAGCACAATGCTTACGATCCCAAAACTGTTTGGGGGAAGCACCTTGAACTTTTCATTGTGCGCCACTATCACGATGGTGAGTTCGTCGACCCCGAGTGGTTCAATAAGGAAAACATTCTCAACGAGCTGGGTTTCGTTGGTGATGATGGGGTGTACCGTTTCAACTTCTGCCCCTGCACCGAGGTGGGTCGGGAGCGTATCCATGAGGTGATCTTATCACAGTGGTTCTTCTCGCGCGTGTGGCGTGCGCGCCAAAAGGGTGTACCAACCAGGCACGATAGCAAGCTTGAATATGTGCTGACGTATTCATTCAACTATTTTGGTAGTGTTGTTGCCGAAATGGATTTGTGGTTCGATAAGCCCCAGGGCGATGAACCGCTGGGTTTCGGTGGCGCGCTACTGAAAGGGGTGGCCCCCGCCCCGCACCCGTGGGCTGGTATGCGGTGGATCACCGATGAAGCATACCCCACTTCGGGGGATTCCGATTTTCTCGATGTCCTAGCCCCGTGGTGGCGTGACGCTCTCGCGGATTTCCGTGATGTGCTGGTGGCTAGCCGCAAGCGCGTGCGGTAGCGCATAAACGAATAGGCCCCCCGCCTTGATGGTGGGGGGATTTTTGTTGTGCCGTCATATCATCTATGCAAACACCCGGGTTCTGCGACCTGGGCAAATGCTGTTTAAGGTGTCTGGCTGCCCCGTGGGCCGTGCAAACCCTTCAGATGATTAATCATATTAAGGTGTTGCTGTTCGGCGCTTAGGGGCGATGTGAGGAAGTGACTTGTTTCACAACTCCTCACATTACGATAGGTAGGGCCACCGGAATACATAGGTGGACCGAATCGTTCCTTTTGGTTCAGTTCGGCTATCGCCTGCAACACCTCGGGTGGTAGCGGGGGCGATGCAGGGGTTGTGGCGGGCGGCACCCAATCAGGATCAGGCAAATAATCACACCCCCCATCTACGCGATTCGCAATCACCCGCGGGTTTTGGGCAGGCGCTTTCTGGCGGTGGTGAAGTTGGTGTGGAAGTCGATTCCGTAGGGGGGGTCAGTGATAAGCACATCGCACTCCCCGAGTAGGGGGAGGAGTTCCCCCGCGCAGTCCCCATGGTATAGGGTAACCAGATCGTTCTTATAGTATTCCAATATTATTCCTTTCTACATGCATAGGCAAACCCCCAACCCGAAGGCTGGGGGCAACCGATAGGATCAACTACTCACCGAGGGCATCATCAAAAGCCTTAGCCTCTGACATGATCTCGCGTGCCTCACGAAGCTGCACCTCGGGCGACACCTCCGAGATATCGAACAGACGTTCCAGCAACTCGGCATCGGCGATTGAGTCGAGCGTCACACGCACCAGGCAATCGCCCTCCTCATCATCCCACAAGATCAGGCTATAGGTGATAAAGGTTTGCGTGATGGGTGATGCGGTGTTCCACTCGATCTTGGTGGACACCTCAAGAGTGTAGCGCGCGTCACACACTTCTTGATCCACCGCCAAGCCCATATCACCAAAGGTGAGGTTCTGTTCCTCGATGAAAGCAAGGTCGCTATCATCGTATTGGGCTAGCAGCTGGCGGATAATTTCGATGATGGAAGTTTCCATGTCTCTGCCCCCCTCCTTGAGGGGCTATCAGGCAATCCCCGCTTGTGAGGATTCTTTATCTCTCAACCTGACACTTACATTATAACCACAACCCCAACCCAAACGCAACCCCAAACCCCCAAAAACCACTGTGAACAACCCCACACCACCCCAACTTGACAACCACCCCACCCACACGCTATGCGTCACATAATATGCAACCACGCGCATACTATACCATCACATAGTATCGCAAACACAACCAATATCAGTGGTCACCCCCACCAACCACCCCCACACCCCCACATTGCCCCAACACATTCACCCCCAAAACTAGTCAACCAAAAGTATTTGTCCAACAAAAGTAAACTAGTTAGCCCCCCCTAAAAAACCCAGGCCACCGGCTCGGAAACCCCACCCCCGGCTGGGCCGTCCCCCCTTTTTTTTGCGCGCCAAATTGCAAAAAGTTTTCGGCCCCCAACCAGTCGCCCCCTGAAACTGTTTCGCCCCCGAAACATGACCCCCTTTGGCCCCCTGACCCCTTTGGCCCCCTGACCCCTTTGGTCCCCGTTTCCCCTGGTCCCCTGCCGTTTTGTTCTATGCTTTTATTGTAGCTGGGGAGGGTGTGGGTGTCAAGCCGACCGACTGTGTTTGTGGTCACACCGAGGTTTGATTAGGTGATGCTATGGGTGCGTGCATGATATTGGGCTGGTTGCATAAAATGCCCCGTGGGCTGGGGTTTAGCACATGTTGGGGGTGGTGTCAAGTTATGGGGGTGCGATAGTGCACACATTGTGTTTTTGCGGGTTTTTCCGTGTTTTTGTTGGCGGGAAGTTAAATAAGCAACACCGCCGGTGTTGTTTAAATTGCCCCTTGATAGCTTGTTATCAGTTTTGCTGCACACGCGAACTGAAGTTTGCAGCAAAACTGCTGAAGACACAAAAATGTTGGTTTTAGTCTTAAAAGGAAAAGCAGGAATGATAATGAAGCAATGAGGGGCAGTGATGATGAAAGCAAGCAAGGAAAGCAGGAATGATAATCGAAGAGAAGCGAATCAATCAGCAATGGTAGCTAGCATCAATGCTGATTCTTGAATCTTCGATCTTCTTCTCTTCTCTGCTTTGCACTCTACCTACTCACTGATCTTTCTGTTTCCCCTGCCCATCTGGCGTTTTCGCTTCGCTTGCGATTGCTTGAATCCTCACGCTTGGCGGGTGTGGCTTTCCAGATCAAGGGTTAGAAGTTGAGCGTGGATAGAGTTAGCCCTTAGTGGTAGAGCTAACAAAAAATCATGGGGAATGTTCTTTCCGTCACAATGGGAATCGTTTTCACGTTTCTGTCGTAGCATGTCGTACAGCTGTTATCTGTTTCACATCAGGGCCGGGCAAGTCCCCAAAATCACTCATCATCTGCTTTTTAGTCGTCTGTGGTGAGAATCACGTTCTGTGAGTCCCGCGCCGGGCCTGCCTTGACCGCGGGTGTTTTGGGGTCGGTGAATGAATCCCGCTCTGACCGGGGACGACCGCGCTAGTGAGGCGTGTCGCATGTGTTACTCTACATGCGCGGAGAGTGAAATTATAGTGTCTAGCAGCATCTTTGTAGTCGTATGCTGTTGTTTTCTTCTACTATAGCATGTTTATCGTTTTGTGTCAAGTGTTTGTTACATGTTTTTTGAAAGTTTTTTTTGAGAAAGTTTGTAGCATTTGTGCGTCGTTACTTCGTTTGTGTTGTTAGCATTGGTGCTGTTGTTTTGGGTGGTTTGGGTTGGTTTGGTTGCTGGGGTTTTCGTGTTTAGGGGGGGCTAGCTTCGCGTGTGCGGGGTTGTGGGCTTGGGCTGGGGTGTTTGTATTAGGTGGGGGTTGTTGGGGCGTTAGGGGGCTTGCTGGGGGTGTGATGGGTTTCACGTGGGGGTGGGTTGTGTTCGGGTGAGGCTTGTGTATAATGAAGGGTGTCCGGTTCAAAGGGAAGCCCCGCCAAAGAGGTGGGGGCCGGGCAGTGCCAAGGAGGGGCACAAACAATGAGTGACATTTTCGATATTGTGGTGGAAAACAGCCAAGACGACCTTGAAGTAATCAAGGGTTTCATGCTCACATGTGGGCAAACCGTCGCCCCCGAAGTCGCCGAAGCGTGGTGGCGCGGGCTCCGCGGGGTTGACCGGTGGGAAGGCGGTGTTTTCATCACCCAGGGCAAACTGTCCCTGTCAGTGAATGCGCTATACGACTTCCCGTGGGGTTCCACGAATGTCAACAATCACCCGGTTGTGATTGAAGCCACACTACGGGAAGAAAACCCCAGCGAAATTGTTGTGCTAGGATCAATCCTACTGAATGACCAGCGCGACATGGACACGATCGAATGGCTGTTCGATGGTTTGGACTGGAACCCCCGGTCACAGCTCAAGTTTATTCGCCAATCCGCCCGCAATGCCCGCATCGAATACGTGTGCGAAACCCTGAACCTTTGGCAGGTGGACGCACGCTGGGAAAAACAAACCCTCGGGGAAAAAGCCCGCGCACACTACCGCCGGGCCTACCTAGCCAAAAAAGGGGAGCTCACGGAGCTGTTGGAAAATGATGTGATGTAAAACACGGCGTGGGGGTTTGACGCCGGGGCAAGCCACACTGTATAATAGGGGCATAGGGTAAAACAGAAAAGACCAACCAAAAGGGTGGCGCCCTACAGGTTCAAGGAGGACCATCATGCAAGCACAATACCAAAACCAGGCACCCGCCACCATCGAAAGCCTGATCCGTGAAGTTTTTGAGGGCGAGGACTTCTACAGCTTTGAGGTCATGTATGAAGATTCCTCCGCTGTTGATGTTTCCGGCTATGGGGTTTTCGATAAAGAAATTGGTGAGGGGCTGTCTGCCCATGTGGCGTTCGAGACAGGCCTTGACTACACCGATGGTCCCGATGAATTGACTGGCCGTTTCTCCCTCGGCATTGAGGGGCCACGCTTCGCCTACGTACATTATGAGTGGTTCGTGTCCACCGCGCCGGGCGATGAGGAAATGCAAGATTTGATGCGCTTGTTCCCGAAGGCTGAGGAATGCCTGAAAATCGCCGCAGCCCAGGTGCACAGCGCCATTCTGGAGTGCCCGGAAGATTACACCGATGAAGATGCTGCCCGCGCGAAAATGATGCTGGAAGCCCTCGATCCCGACGGCACACTCGACTACTAAAAACAATTTTCGGAACGGGGGTGGCCACTGGTTGCCCCCGAACCGGAAAAGTGAGGATAACATTATGGTTACAATACCAGAAATTGAGCGGCGCCTAGCTGATTATGTGATCCGTGACCCACGGCAGTTCATGCCTTCGGATTATGATTTGCGCGGTGTTGCGGAAATGATTGCCGACACAAGCCTTGAAAACGGCGACCGCCATGACCCCGCCTGGGTGAAAGCGGTGAAACCCCTGCTCCAATCACATTTTGCCAAGATTAACATTTTTGATTTGGATTGGGAGCCTGTTCAGCACGGCGATGATGTGATGCTGGTTGCGGTTTTCCACAGCCTGTGGGGCGATCAGGATATCGTGGTTGACCGGTGGGGTGATATCCATACCCGTATCGGTGCCGATTTTAAGCCCAGCCGTCTGACCTGGCATGAGGAATACTATTCCCATGGTGACCATTTCGATAAGATTCTTGTCACATCGTGGAGGTTCATGGTTGACCGGTTGCGTGACCGGTTTGAGGAATATATTAAGAATAATATTGGTGTAGGTGCATAAAATGCCGAATATTGAAGAGTGGTTCCCGCTACCGGAAAAGTGGTTTGATGATCCCGATGATTTGGTGGAGGAACAAATCCGCCCTATCATTGGTGATGATGTAAAATACATCTCCAAAAATGCTTTGAACACGCATTTGGGGGCCAAGGAAATTGTTGGTGATGGTGTTTACGCAGGCCTGAAGGAAGGCGTGCGTGTCGATCATCGCAAATTTTTACAAATGCTCGATGCTTGCGATATCCGTAATCTGCATCTCCCTATCAATGGTGATGTTGATATCCATGAATATAATCGAACATTTTATGCGGATAATGAAAATGTTTATGACGCGTTGGCGACCAGTTTCTATGAGTTGGAATGGCCTGACGCGTCGACGGTGTGGGTGACCATGAGCTACGACACGGGCACGGGGGAATCACGGTTCCTGCTGTCGGGTGACCGGTTCGGGCTGGGGGATAGCCGGGTGCATGACATGCGGCTGGATACCGCCCGCCATGGCAATCATGCGGTTTTGTTAGATAAGATTTTCCCAGGCTGGCGTAAACGCTTGTTCGATCCGTTTGTTGAGGGCTGGGAGAAGCAGATTATGGATTGGCGTGCCGAAGACGCGGCTGAGGAAGGGGAAGAAGTTTAACGGTTAGCCCCCGTGCGGGGGTGGGGTTTGGGGCCAGGGCGGGCAACACTATGCGGGGGTAACATTTTCAGAAAGGAAGAATCGTGGCAGTTGTCACAATCAATTTCCCAGACCGGGGGCTTTTGGGTATCCACGGTGTCCCAGCGCCATGCGGCCGGGTATGTTTTCGTGGTGGCGAGGTTCCGCACGGCGCTAAGCTTGACGCCGCCTACACGGTGGCCGTTAATCATGATGGTAATTCGTATCGCATGTACTGCCATTTTGGTGTGGAATATCTTGCCAATCGGCGCAGGTTGGTGTATTATTTTCAGAATGAAGGCTTGCCCCAAGCCAAGCTTTACGATCTGGGGTGCGAGTCTGATGGTATTGCCGCATCCATTGCGCTGTTGGGTGCAAAATGCCTACAGTTTGCGGGGGTCAAATGTGACCCTTGCGAGCGGCCGGAGTGGGAGAAGGTTAGCGAAAGGGCATATCGGCTTCGCCTGAATCCTCAGGAAAAGCTTGGGCACTTATTTGTGCACATCATCCTATCTGGCATGGGGCGGCTGTCGAGTGTGAAGCTGTATGAGGCTATCACTAGTGATGATAATGATTACCGCATTTTAGGCTCGGGCCAATTCGATCCTTTCCTCACCGCGGTGCTGGGTGCGGATTATTGGAATGAGTTGACCAAGCTTGTTTCCTTAGGCGTTTTTAAGGGAAGTGAAGATGATTAACATCAGGAAGCGCCGGGCGTCAGACCTGGAATTTTATGTGAACACTTTCATATTCGCCGTGGAAGGGCACCTGGAAAAGAGGGACTACAATGATGCGACTAACTATTTGCGAACGTTGGGGGATTGGGGTGAGGATATTATCCACAACCAGCGGCTTATGCACGATTTTGCTTGCGATCAGTTGGCCCCGCTGCTAGCGGTTGCGGTTGAGCAAAAACCATTTCTCGACATGCTGGGGTGGCTGTCTCTAGAGCGTGCCGCAATCAGCAAAATGTATTCCTGGATTATTGAAACCGTGCAAAAGTATTGCAAAAAATATGGGCTTGATTACAAAAAACTGCTAGCCGAAGTCAGCAGGCAAGTCCCGCTAGGCGATGATGGATTCACCGCCCCTGGCTACCATATCACCAAACGCAAGGACAAACCCAGCCGGGAACGGTGGCGGGGTGAGAAAGGCGAAATTTTGGGTGGCGCATTTTTCTTAGACAATCCTAAGATCAACTTTAAGGACTGTGATTATTGCGGGGTGCGGAATGTCCGTCTCTGAGATTGTTGCACTGGTTTGCGGAAAACCCTACAAGGACGGCTTAGGGAGGGATTGTGAAGTATTCGTTATTAAATCACGAAAGCCGGGCGGCTTGGTTAAAGCTAAGAAAATCATACTTGACCGCCAGTGAAATGGGCAAGCTTGGCCCCAAGGCCGTCAAGTCCATGGTGAACCTTGGTGAAGAAAAATGGGGTGACGCACCCCCCTTCCGGGGGAATGAGTACACGGAGTGGGGCAACATCAGGGAGCCGGTTATTGTGGAGAAACTATTAGGGGCGTGGATACCGGTTGAGCATAACACAAACCTTTTAGTTTCCACAACCCACCCGCTGTTTGCTGCCACCCCTGATGGTTTAATCCCCGGTAAGAATGCTACGGTGCAGATTAAAACCGCTGGTACGAAGCGTTTCTTTGATGATGTGGCGCACATGCCGAAAAATTATATGCGTCAGTGTCAATGGGAAATGCTTATTACCGATGCGGAAAAGTGTTTGTTCGTGGTTGAGGAAAGGTTGGAGTCGTTCGATGGTTTCCACCCCGGTAGGATCACAACTATGACCGTGCCCCGTGATGATAAGCTTATCGACAGCCTGGTGAAAACGGGCATGCGGTTTGTGAACCTGGTCCTTGACGGCACCATCAACCACCCCCATGATGAGGCGTTTAGGAGGTTCAAAGCGGAAGCCGAGTTTTTCTATAAGTGAGGCATGAAAAATAGCCCCCGGTGTTAAAAGCCGGGGGTGTTTTTATATGCACCAATAATGTCACTGTGATGTTATTGGTCGGCGTCTAGGGTGCTGTTGATTTGGCGAAGCTGTTTGACCTGTACGTTTATCAGCTCATCGTCAGGTATATGATGCTCCCTGTGTATACTCAGCAGCCTGTCTATCACGCTTATAGCGCGCTCTAGTGCCCTGTGCAAGCGTGACGCTATATCTTCGATAGCGTGCCTTCGGTCGCGTTCCTCATCAATGCGTTTCTCCAATATGTTTACCTGGTCTGATAGGCTGGTGATTCGCTGGTCCATGCGTTCGATTTCGCTTTTCCTAAGGTTCTGGTTATCGGTTTTAGCTTTCATCCATGCTGCTATTAGTGCGGTGACTGCGGTGGCTAGGGCTGCGCTTAACGCCGTCAGTTCGGCTATCATATGTTCTACCTTTCGGGTATTATGAAAAGCCCCAACCCGTATAGGCTGGGGCAATCATCACTGCTCAAACATTACTTTTCCGGTGCGTCAATCACCGCGGGGGCAACAACCCGGTTATGGGACTTGCCCGCTTCGGTGTCGTCAATGATATTGAACAGCTCATCATTGATTTTGTCCACCACACTATCAGTCACACCGTTAGGGGTGCGGGACACACCCAACACTGTGAGAACACTTAAGATGATCGGGACGATCTGCTCAGTGTAAGCGGGCAGGTTAGTGTGGTGTGCAAACACACCGGTCAACACTACCGCCACAATCAGCAGTGCGCTACCGAAAGCCGCGGTCACGGTGTTGGCCTTGCGCTTGCTGAGAGACTGCTTAGCGGCAATATTCCGCAGGGCCTGGTTGAGCACATCTGCGGTTTGATTATTGAAAGCCATACGCTTTCCCCTTTCCTTTACCGAATCCGGTTGATAAGATTTTGCAGAAGATCATTCTGCTTTTCCGTAAGCTCGATCAATTTATCCAGCTTATCCCCATTACGCTGGGCTGCATCCATGCCCATATAGGCGTGCGCGTTCGTGTTGATAATAAAATCACGAAGCGTGCCCTCCCAGGTGCTGCCAGGCACCCGGGACTTAAAGCGTGCGTCTAAAACACCCATAAGCTCCCCTTTCCCAAAAGGTGGGTTATCAATATATTTCTGAACATTTGCACGGAACTCGTCCATGTCCATCATGTGGCCTGGGACACCATCGCCCGCGCCGGGGTCCCACTTGCCCTGCGCATAATATGAGTATTCCCAGTGTGCTATGCACCGGCTGGAATCCAAACCCAAATACCACAGCAATGCCGCTACAATCCTATGGTATGTGTCCAGCATATTATCCGGCCACGGTGAAACCCCGTCCGACTGGGGTTCAATACCGATCATATATGGGTTAGCGTTATCGGTCGGCAAGCCGGGGTACGATCCCCGACCCAAATGCCAGGCCACACCAGCCCCACAAATCGTGGCGGTATAGGGGGGTGTGCGGCTTAAATGAATCTGAGAAGAAAGCCCATTCTCCAAGCCTGGGTTACGCGCAATATATTCCGCCGAAGTATTATTAGCACCCGTGTGGTGCACCGCCACACCCCAAATCTTCGTGAAGTCACCCATGCCCCACTCACGCCAACCATCAAGTTCTTGCACGTCAACGCCGAAAGCGCGTAAAACTTCGGGCATGAACAGGGGGTCACCGTAGTGGTTGGGGTTGGGTTGTATCGGCATAATATCAGTGCTGGTGTCCTCTGGCATTTCTTCGGTCATGGGTTGCGTCAGTTGCGTGTGCGGTGTCCCGGTGGCGCCAGTTTGCCCCCACTCGTGCCATAGGATTTCATTAACATCACACTGTACGCCACCCACTGTTACGGTCCCGATTTTTTGGAACAGGACGGCTTCCTGGGCTAGCTCGCCACCACTCCATGCCGCGGTCTGCCAAGCCAAGAAATGGCCCTCGCCACAATCCGCGATCACACCATCCTCAACAGCCCAGGATATTACACGGGAATGCCCATATATTCCGGTGCGCCCGACACCCAAAATTTCGTTCACGCCACGGAAGTATTCGGCACCAAAACTATTCCACTCGCTGAGAGAAATATTATAATCCACGGCGAAGAAGCAAGCCGCATCACCGCGCCCTAGGCTTTGCAAATGCTGCAAAACCGCGGTAGCATCCGACACCCCACCAGCGTAGCCGCGCTTGATATCCGAGTCGTGTTCTTTCCCGTACTGATACACGAAAGCTATTGACAAGCCGTTACGGTAGAAGTCGTCAAGCTCCCCCTTACCAATCGGCTTGCCCCGCATCCACGCTTCCCGTGGTTGGGATACGTACCGCACCGCACCCACATGACCAGCGTTTTTAACATCGGCGGCGCTTGGAACACCAGCCGAATAATCAATAATTGTTGACAATCACATCACCCCTAATCAGTCATCTGTCGCCTTAAAAAATAGGTAGCACCTACCATTCTTAATGTTGTGGGGGTCGCCAGTCCACCCGGTGGCAAAACAAGTCCAAAATTCATCAGACCGTAGCGAAAGCCCCCGGTCGGTGTAGGTTTCCCCCGTGTCAGCATCCTGTAGCACCACAATCATCCTGCCCCACGGGTGTTTTTTCTTAGCTTTGCAATCCACAGTGAGTGTCGGCTGGTCATCAATTTTGCCGTTGGGGTCGATAACCACCTCATATTTTGTGTCCATTGACCCCATATTGGGGTGCTTGAATTCAAAATCGTACACCAGGTCAACCCCAAATTTTGATTTCATGTACGCTTCCAGGGCGATGAGGTTGGCCCCCGCGCGTTTCCGCTCGTCAATGATTCGCAGCCACGTGTCCGATTGGTGTTTCAGCAGCTTCTCGTTGCGGTTAAGAATGTCCTTAGAAATTTTAATCTTTCGCACTATACCCGTGGGGGTGGCCACAAACTCGATACCGGACACTTTTGCCTCACGAAACATCCCAGGCCCCACCATCACATCAACCACATCACCAGGGGAAACGTCGGCAGCGGTACCCACTTCTAGACCTTCAATATCCCGGGTGAAAGTAGTGGTCATCTCATTAGCTTTCTCCGCCCCATCAACCACCTGCGCAATATCCGTTATCCCCGCCGGAATATTAATGCTAATATCCGACTTAAGGAAAGCCTGAATAAACAAGCCGTTGCCCAAATCATTCTTAAGCGCATACACATAGACGGAACGTTTCCGCTGGTCCTCCGATAATGAAGCGCCATCGGGGTAGGTGACCGACCATGCGCCATACAGGCGTGTAGCCGTGGGGTAGGTGACAACAAACTCCATACTATTAGGTGTAACAATTTTATTCACCTTAGGCATTCTCGGCATCCTTCCCCTGTGAAACAAAAATGTATGGCACCGGGAAAACCGTTCCCACCTGCGTCCTGCCCCACACGCTAGCGTCCAGTGTTTCGCACGGGTATGCTACCCTTAGAAACAGGCTAATGTTAGCAAACTCCAGGACGTCTTTGATAGTGTTAGCCATTGTATCCTCCGCCAGGGTGACGGTGATCTCGGGGGAGTCCAACCCGGTTTCCACCCTTCGGCAAAGGAATGGCGGCCCGGTATACCCCTCGGTCCGGTAGATGAGAGAAGCGTTTTCCTGAATCAATTTAGCGATCGTCTCATCGGCCTTACCTATCACGGTAAACCCGTCCACCTGGTTACCCGCCCTAAAAAGTTTCAGAGTGTACTCGCGGGGGGATTTCAGTGTGTTAATGTTGTCTTTAATCTTTTCGTTCTTAGTCTCTGACCAGGCTTTACGGTCCGAAACGGCGGGCATTTCACCCAACACATCCAAGTACTCCAGGGCCTCAATCGTAACCGAATCAAACCGGCTGTTTCGGGTAGTGAACTTCGCCATTTTAATCTTCCCGAACCAGCGCACATCCCCCGCATCAATAAGCAGCATCTTTAAATCATCGTGCATTAACGCACCCAAAATTCGGATATCATGCTCAGTGCCTGGCGGGGGTGCGAACACTCCGGCTTGCGAATACTCCACATCAAGCCCCACCCGCACACTCGCAGTGCCCGGCTGGTTGTGCTGAAAATTATAGGAAAGGTCACTATAATTATCCAGCTCGACTATGGGCTGGCCGCTGCCGTTGCATATGCAAACATACACGCCGCGTTGCTTAATCACGTTGGCGCGCAGGTTAAACCATTTTTTCCACGCCCCCGTGGTGTTCATTGTGTCAAGTATACCAGGCATTTTCTTAGCTTTCGTCCCCGCCCCATGGTACTAGGTGGCGTTCCTCATAGTCAATCCTATAATCGAAATTGCTTGTGAAACGCACCACATCACCAGCCGGGGACTGCAAATGTACATAATCCTGTGGTTTCAGCTGGTCAGTGAGGGATTTAACCACCTTACTATCGCCGGTGCGACGGACTACGGGGGCCTCGCCAAGATCAAAATTGATGTAAACAAGCCCCTCAAAGTCGCCCGCTTCTAAGTTTAGGTTAAGAAAATCCAGGCCTGTGCCCCGCCACACACCCTTAAAGCTGGTGGTCTCATTCCGCTTAAACCTGAGAGTCACCTTAAAACCGGAAGGAATGTTTGACTTGCGCTGGAAACTTGCCACCTGCACCCCATTTTGCAATTCGGGATAAACACTTTTGGCCTGGAACCAAAACCCGTCATCGCAGATCACGGGCACAACAACCTTGATGTTATCCTGGTCAAAATCTTGTGGGTCGGGGTTCGGCCACGCTAGTGAACGGGTGGTGCGCAAACGCGCGCTGTAGGTTGCATTGTAGAACTTGTCCTGGCCTTGCCCGTAGGAGGTGAATGGCGCGTTATGCACGTTGAAAATGAAAGTCTTACCTGGTTGTACCTCATTCTGCAATCTTAAGAAAGATTTATACAAACTTGCTTCCCCGGTTTTGGCGGGGCCGGGGGTGACCGATAGGGTGAACTCCCCGGTGAATGGCTTAATGCGGTGCCCTTTATACACCTGACCTAAGCCGCTTACGGGGGTTTGCACAGTATCCTCAAACTCGCCAACCATGCCCTGGATACTTTCCTCAGCCAGGGTGTAGTCACGGTGCACCCAGTTGCTGTTATCTGGATTGTTTTTCATGTGCTCAAGATCGGGCTTAATAAAGCCTAAGGAACCAAGAGATGCTGATAGCATGCTACCTCCAAATGTTAGGGGTCAAAACTAAATCATTATAGCATGCTGCAACAAAACGTGTTCAGCATCACCCTGCTATGGTTTGACACGGGGGCAGGATCATGTATAATTAAAGGCATCAGGTTGAAGATAAAGCCCAACCAAGAGTGTTGGGGCCTGAAGTCCAAGGAGGACACCATGACCAACATCACAACCTACCCCAACGGCATCACCGGTAAAGAATGGGTGCACCCCACCACTGGGGAAACCCGCATCTACCTCAACAACTGGCTGGAAGCCGTGGGGGTTGAACTCAGCTACTACGGCACCGGCAACATCTGCTACGCAGAGTTGGACGGCAAAAAAGTGAGCAACAACACGGGCAAGGCTTTGAAAGCGATGAAAGCCTGGATTGATGCCGATGGTGAGGTGCACGTGAAAATCAACGACCGCGCCCGCTTCTACATCAAAGAAGCTACACTGATCGAGCGGATTAAGGAGGCATTGAAGGAAGATAAGTAAAAGCGTTCTCTCCCCTCTTCTCGCATCGTAAAAAACACCCCCAAATATCAGGGGGTGTTTTTCTTATGCCTAAACTGTAGCAGTATTGCCCACCAGGGGGAATGTCGTTTAAGCCGCCTAGCGTGGCAATAGGTGGGGCAACTATCGAGAATGAACAATCACCCCAGCCCTGCCCCGTTAGGGGCTTACGCGGCAAACCAGGACGTGGGCTAAATCACAATCAGTTCGCCTTGCGCAGCGAGCGCTGGAAGTCCCAAGCGTTCGGCTTCTTCTCATCCTCAATCTCGCGCACCCGCAAATCCAAATCCGCCTGCGATTTACTGATCTGCTCCAAAAGTGCTTTGACCTCATCGGCGCTGTAGGCGGTTTTACCCGAAGGAAGATTCACGGTCACTGTGGCGCGTTTGTTGCCCACACGCTCCGACTCCGCAGCCGCATGCTCAGCCTCGGCACCAGATTGACGAAGCGCCAAACGCAAATCACGGATCGTGTCCTTATGTAAACGCAGCTCAGAATTGCGTTGTTGCTCCGTGACCTCGGCCAGGTGCTTCAACGCTTCCACGGTTTCTTTCGACGTGGCTTCCTGAATTTGCTTGTTAATACTTGCAAGCTCAACAAGCTTACTCAACTCGGATTTGCGCAGCTCACCAGCGGTTTTGTTGTACTCGCGTTCGTTCTGCAAATTTTGCAAACGTGAAGCGTAGTCGTTTTGCAATGCTTCCTGACGGCGCTGGAACTCCAGATTTAGGCGCTCCATGTCGGTTTTCATATTCTCAGCAATCGTGCCGAAAGCCGAGTTAATGATCTCGGAACCGACCTTAGCCCCGCCAGTAGCAGCGTCAACACCGTACCCATTCACGCCAGCAACAGCACCACCAGCCGCAGCAGCCCCACCAAGCAGCGTGGCCAAACCTAAGGACAATTTCTTACCAAGCGAAAGGCCCTTGAAAACCTTACCAGTCTCATCCTTATTGGCCTTGAGCGCATGAAACCCTGTGAAAATATCACCAATACTCTTAATCGCGGTCAGTGCCCCACCCACACCGGTAGCAATGTTACCAGTGTAGAACCCGAGGCCCGCCGATACCAGGCCGCCAAGCACACCCATCAAGCCGGAAGCGCCCTTCTGCAAACCCTGCAAACCCTTCTGCGCCCCAGACAAGCCAGGGGTATCCAAACCGTACAGTTTAGCCGCCTGCACCTGCAACTTTTGGGTGGATAGTTTCAGCAGCTCAGCAGCCTTAGCCTGGTTCAAGGTGGCCTCAGCTGCAGCAAAAGCCGCGTCCTTCGCCTGCATCATGGCAGTGTGTTGCTGAAGGGCATTCTCAGCTTGTACACGGCGAAGCTCCCACTCCGCAGCCCGAACCTGATTCGTGCGACGCTGCGCCTCACCAGCGACCGTGCCCCACGCCCCGGTGCCTTTCTCAATGTACCGATCAATAGCGAAACCGAATTGGTCGTACATTTGCTTGTTCGCATCAAGCCTTGCTTTGTCCAATGCCTCAAGCGCTTTCGCTTGATTCAGCATCCCGTTTGCGCGGGTTTGCGCAAGGTTAAACTCGGCATTCCTCAGGTTGATAGCAGCCTGCGATGCGGTAAACATCGCCTGGGTCAAATCATATTTGAGCTTCCGAACTTCCTTCCGTGTCTTCTGAACCGTGTCGTGGGCTTCCGAAACAACCCCCGCAACCAGGGCAAACGCCCCAATCATGGTGTTGAGTTCAGTTTGTGCCGCGGTGATAAGATCACGTACCGCTTGGATACGCGCCGCCATCACCGTGCGCTCCGCAACCTCAATCTGCTTCAGGGCGTCACCGTTTTGCTTACGAACCTTAGCAAGCTTATCCTCGGCCTTGTTCAAAGCCTCAAGCTTTTTCTTCTGTTCCTCAGCATTCTTATTATCGGATTTATCAATCGAAGCCGCAGCATCCTCACGTGCCCTAGCCAGACGCTTCTCCGCATCCGCAATCTTCTCAGCCTTGTTCTTAGCTTTTGAGGATCGTGCACGGGCAAGTGCTGTTTCAGCATCCTGAATCTTCCTGGCCGACGCGGTGGAGACTTTCGCGCCCTTCGCTTCGGCTTCCTGATATTCCTTGCGGGCTTTCTCAACCTCTTCTAAGGCTTCCTTCTCCGCCTTCGTGTTATCCACAACCTGGCGCCGGGTTTCCGCCAAACCCTGCTCAGCATCCTGAACAATTTGCGCGGACCCCAGGAAGTCGCCTTCGTAGTCGGCGCGGCGTTCCTCCCACTGCGAGCCGATGCGCTCAACAATGGGCTCCATTTTCGTGACCAAACTATCAATCGAGTTAGCCAAATGGTCAAGGCCCAAGAACTCTTGGTGGGTCAGGACACGCTCCGGCTTACCGGACAGGTTCACCGCCATACCACCAGACGGCAACCAGCCACCATTATCATACAAGCCGGTGCCCTTGACCAGGGATAACGCCCTGTCCATTTTGGTCGCGTACCGTGTGGGGAAAGCGGACACCTGAACACCCTGCGCCACAGCACCCGGGGCCATGGATTCCCACCCCGGGAACTTCGATAGCATGGCCTTATAGAACAAGCCAGCGGATTTGTAGGGGTCCATGCGCTCGGCAAGGGTACCCCACCCGGCTTGGCGTTGCTGGAACAGCCCCACGGAATCATGATCCGACCCCACAGCATCGTGACGGAACGCCAACGACCCCGGGACCTTAGCGTTTGCAAACATTTTCAGGGGGTCGCCAGACTCCACCAAAGCGGTAGCAACACCAATCATCGCACCCTTAGAAGAAAGTGAGAAGTCCTTAGCGCGCCGGGAAATTTCGTGAACGAAATAATCATGGCCCCAACCACTATGCTTCTTCCCCTCCTGGCCATACGGCACGTCTTTATCAGGGTCAAGCGTTAGCGGATCACCCAATTCTTTGGGTCCAGCAACCCCACTACCCGTGTACTCGTTGCCACTACCAGTAAGCGCAGTGCCCTTCTTAGTTTCCTGTAAGCCATAAAACTTCGCCAAAGCCTTATGCAGCTCAGCAGCCGACCCCCAGCCGGGGGTACCCGAACCCGTGGAATCCCCACTACGGGTAGTTGCGACACCCGAATCCAGGGTGAACCCACCACTATCGGGGCTATAGGTGATGCCATCAATCTTGCCCGGTAGGCCGTCGAAACGGTCTAGGGTTTCCTCGAACTTTTCAGCAGAATACTGTGGACCGCCACCACGCAACCTAATAAACATTGCATCAGTGAACTGGGACAGGTTAGCGCCGGCCATGCCCCCCAGTTGGCCATTACCCCGCTGGCCACCCATTTCAACAAACACACTACCGGAACCATAGTCGATTTTACCAACAGTGTGCCCACCCCACGGGCCACCATTGAACCACCACATGGTGAACGTGTTAGCGCCACCAACACCCCTGTGGAAACCATGAGAAGCGCCCCAGTCGCCCTGATTCCCGGTAGCAAACTTCCGGGGGAATGGGTTTATGCCAGCAGCCAGGGCGGCGAAAGCGCTCATCGCGCCGGAACAGTCGCCCCAGTTCGAACCGCCCCACACATACGGTGCCCCCTCAAGCGGGCGGGAAGCCTGATAGCCCTTCACAGAATAGCCCTGGGCAAACCTTACCAGGTCACGGCCGGTAACACCACCCTCGGCAAACTTTTGGCCCCCATAAATATTCCCGGTGTAAGTAGGTTGCACAGGCATACCGGTTGCCTTATCCTGCAAACGCATGCCAAAAATATCAGCAACCCTGCTAAGGATAGCGGTAGACCGTGCCCGCTTAGCCGGGGCCAACGGAATATACGCCTCACCACCGGTTTCCGGCTCAGCCCACACACGCCACTCCCCGGGTGCCGCAATCGTCGCAGTGTGATTCTCGCCACCCTTAGCAAAAGCCAAACCACCACGGGCATAGCCCACGATACCCCCATTAGCGTGACGCGAACCCTCAGTGTTGATACTAAACGCTGAAGATGCTACACTGGAAACTTTGTCCTGGATAGCGGAAACCTTCTCATCCAGCCAGTTCATGACCTTAGCGAAGCCCTCACGCAGGCCATTAAGTAAACCGGTGAAAATATTGATACCCGCGTTGACCAGCCAGGCGCCCGCTTTAGCGAAGAAATTCTTAAGCTTATCCGGGAACTCGGAAGCAAACTTCAGGCCCTTGCTAATCATCTCCGCAAGGTGGGTAAGAAACTGGTTCTTCCAGCCCGTGACCGTGATAATCACCTTGGCAACACCAGCGTGGAAGCCCTGAACAATATCCCCCCACATGTTCTTAATCTTATTCACAGCCGCATCTTTGAACGCCCCCAGTTTGCCCTTCACGTTCTCCGCAAAATCGTTAAACCGGTTCTTAATGTTCTCCCCGGCCTCGCCCCAAATGTCCTTAATGTGATCCCACATGCGGCCAAACGCTTTGGGCACGTCCTCCCAATTGCCTGTGACAATATCCACTAGGGCGACGAAGAAGCCGGAAAACACTTCTTTCACGGTGTCGATGCTGGCACTGAAAATGTCCTTAACATTTTCCCAGCCTTTACTGATAGCATCACCGATGATGTCCTTGAACACACCAGCCCCGGTTTTGAGGTTTTCCCAACCCTCGCTCAGCCACGTACCAACATTGCCCGCGAAGTCTTTCACAGGCCCCGCCAATTCGCTAAAAGTGCTGGTCACCTTATCTTTCAGTGAGGACAAGCCTTCAGTTGCTGCCTGCCATTTCTCACTAAACCACTGCCCAATATTGGCCAAGCCTTCCTTGACGCCTTCCCAAGCATTCTTAAGAAAGTCTGTGAACTCACCCCAAAGGCGTTTACCGGTTTCGGTTTGGGTGAAAAAATACACCAGGCCAGCAACCACCGCGGCGATAGCCAACCCCAATGCAATAAATGGGTTCATGGCCATGACCGCGTTCAACCCTGTGAAACTGCCCGTCAATCCCAGGTTAGCGGCTGTGGCAGCCAAGGTTCCTGCCCGCTGTGCGGCTAGCAGGGCAGGCATCGCCTGAAGTAAAACCATGAAATTCCTGATAGCGCCAACAGCCCACACCCCGGCCTGAACCGCTTTCAGCATGGTGTAAGCACCAATCACCCCGCCAATCATGGCGGCGATAGTGCCCACAAGCTCATTATGCTGGCGAATCCACTCAACCGTTTTAGAGAAAGCTTCGGCAACGCTACCAACAGATTTTCCTAATTGATCCATCCACACCTCAAGATGTGGGGCGATCACCTCATAGATGCGCAATTTAGCGTCTGACAAGGCATTATCCCAGCGCTCCATGGCGCCATTCAACCCGCCAAGCTTAGCGCCCGCAGTCTCGCCAGCGGTACCGACGGCATCCATTTTTCCGCGCAGGTTATCAAACGCCTCAACACCACTACTAGCCGCGGTGGTGGCGAACGACACCGCTTCGCGTCCGAACGCGGTTGATGCTTCGGCGAGGAATGCTGATTCACCCATGCGTTCTTGCGCATCATGCAACTGGATTGTGATTTCTCTCAGCCCAACAAACTTACCATCGGCGTCAAATGCCTGGATACCCATGTTTTCTAGGGCTTTTGCGGCTTGCTTAGAAGGTGATGTAAGAGACAATAAGGCTGAGCGCATGGCGGTACCGGCCATGGTGCCCTTCACGCCCTGGTTAGCGAACAAGCCAATATATGTGTTAGTGTCTTCTAAGGAAACGCCAAGGGTTGCAGCGGTTGGGGCGGCCATCTTCAGGGCCTCACCCAGATCAGTCACAGTCGTTGCCGTATTGTTTGCGGTGTTTGCAAGAACATCCGCAACCCGGGTGGCCTGATCCGCCGCCAAGTGGAAACTGTTCAGGGCTGCGACCTGCAAATCCGCAGCGTCACCAGCACTGATCTGGGCAGCCCCGGCAAGCTGAATCGAACCCTTAGCCGCATCCATAGCCTGTGAAACATCCATGCCGCCCTTAGCCAAGGCAAGCATAGCGTCAGCCGCTGATGCTGCGGAAGTACCAGCCAGGGACTCGTCATTGCCCAAATCCTTAGCGTGTTGCTTCACCTTCGCCAACTGCTCCGCAGTCGAACCAGTCACGGCACCAAGCGACCCAAGCACACCATCGAACTCGCGGCCTTCCTTAATGGCCTCGCTCAGGAAACCCACACCCCCAGCAAGCCCAAGCCCCGCCGCAAGCAGCCCAGAAACCTTCCCCAACTGGCCAAACAAACCCGCGCCCTGGCCTGCAACACTGTCAAACGTGGCCCCCAAGGATTGCATTTTTGCGGAACCGGTATCGGAAGCGTCAGCCATACGGCGCTGCGCCGCTGTCACATTATCGGCAGCATCACTAGCTCTACCCCGGGCATTAGAAAGCGCAGTCTCCGCACCCTCAAGCGCACTCACCGACCCCAATTGTTGCTGCCTAGCAGCGGAAACCTTCGCTTCCGCCTGGGCAATTTTCGCATCCTGGTTAGCCCTAGCCGCCTCAAGTTTACGCTCCGCAGACTCCAACTGCTCCGTAGTAGCGGTACTGCTTTCCCTCAGGGTTTGCAGCTTCGACTCCGCATCCTGAACCTTAGCATTCTGTGAGACACGCACCGACTCCAGGTTCTTCTCCGCAGCCTCAAGCCTCTTCGTGCTCGTCTCAACCTTCGCCTGCGCTTGCTCAGTTTTTTGCATAGCCTGGTTGACTTTTTCCTGGGCTTGTGCCTCACGACGTTTCGCCTGCTCAAACGCCTTCGCCGACCCGTCAATACCAAGGGTGAGCTCGGTCTGAATCTTCTTCCCCGCCTTCGTAGCAGCACTATTCACAGGGTCCTCTAGATGCTTTTTGATAGCCGCATTCATGCCCCGCAACGACACCGTGATCGGTAGAGAAGCATAGCCGATAGCTGACATGGTAACCTCACTAATGATAATAAAAGTATTAAAAAAGACGGGGCAAGCCAGTGGCCTGCCCCGCAAAAAATGTTTCTTAAGTTATCCCCTTCGCCAACGCAAGTTTACGCTCACGCTCAGCCTTGATCCTGAAATAGCGTTCCTTACGTTCCTCTAAGGCTTTCTGCTTCCTGGCACCCTCACGCATAGTCGCCATGGGGTGACGCTCCCCAGAAGTGATAGCGGCGAAAATATCGGCAAGAATATAACCCTCGATTGATAGCCTATCAATATCCAATATTTCCGACCAAAACCTAGACCGTGTACGATCAAGGCCATCTACCAGCACCAATAGTCGCCGAAGAGTAAGCCGTGACTTGCCGCCCTTGGGTCGCCAAAAATCACGATAGTCAATACCCATAAAAGCAAGATCCTGCTCCACAAGGTCTTCATGCTCACGGATATAGGGGAGAAGTTCTATTTTCCCGTAAGGCCCCATTCCTTATCAATGAGGGGGACAACATGCTTCTGAAAATCGCGCAAAGTTGCGCCGGTGGCCTTGAGCTTGCCCCAATCCTCAGGGGACAGAATATCCCGGTACACTGCCACAGGTTTATCACAGAAAGAATCATAGGCGTCTAGGCTCATGTCTTCGAGGGTGGCGGGGATCGTGACGGTTACTTCTTGGCCGCGTAGGGTTGCGGTGATTTCGACGGTGGTGGTTTCTTCCACAGCTTCTTTTTGGGTTGCGCTCATTGGGGTGAACCTTCCTGTAGGTAGTTATTGAAATAAAAATTGGGGGCGTCTTGGTGTTGGGTGCGCCCCTGAACCCCATGTTTTTATCATCACAGTGACACTAATGGCGGTATAATAACATCACCCATTAATGTCACAGTGACAGTTTTTACGGCGCGTCCTCAACCGTGATCTGGCCAGTCGCGCCCTCAAGGTGGCTCACTGCGGCAAGGATACCCTCGAACGCTTCGACCGTGAAGCCGACAGTAGCAGAGCCGGAAACTGTTGCTTCCTCACCGCCCGCAATCTCACGCAAAGCCTCCTTGACCTTATCGGCGTTAGCATCATGCGCCAAATCCTTGGTTTCGTTGTAGTTGATACGCAGATTCCAGGTACCGCCAGTAGCCCCGGCGGGAAGCTTAACAAGCTTCTTAGCCTGCGGCAACGTGTTGGTGAACCGCTCCAGGTCAATGATTTCCTGCTTCTCATCAGGCACAAAGTCCAGCTTCTCAAACACTGCCTTGAAAGTATCCGGTAGCACGTTAATCTCAATCTCAGTGCCAGATGCTTCTTGGCCCTTGCTCAGATTCTCACCCTTAGCCGCGGTGCGGGTGCGGGACGCCAGGATCCGGTGGGAGCCATCGTTAAACTCGTACTCCACGGCAACGAACGGGCGGGCCAGCTTAGCGCTGTGCAAAAGAATCTCGGCCCCATCAATCCGCTTCGACGGCGTGGTTCCCCGTGTGCGGTCCGGCCATAGCACGGATTGCACAGCATCATTATCTTCAAGAACCAGAACCTTAAGAATCACCGAACCAGGCTTACCGGTCACCGCCACGGTGCCCATGCCCAAGCCCTTGGTTTCCTGAATCTCCATCGCCCGGTTCAAATCAATTTCTTGGTCATCCTTAAGAATACCCAAAGTCATCCAAGTGTGATCCAGCACACCATTCTTACTCGCCTTCGGATCATCAGCATAACTGATGTACACCACCGCATCTGTGATCGTTTTCACGTTTTGCGGTTCGCGTTGCTTAATACTCATAACGTAATCCTATTCACGAAAATATTATATGTTGCGGAAGAAACGTATCCCCCAAGTTTACTGTCCGGTGTGGTGATGATGTTTGTCGAGGCTTGCACCCCTAGTTTCCACCTGCCCCCAAAGGATATTAGGGCTGCGTCGATTGTGCGCATGATTCGGGTTGCGGAAGGCATATCATATGAATGCACTGTGACGCGCACCACCTCAACGGTGAAGCCCTTACCCCCGGAAATGACACCATCGGATTGGACGGTAACATGCCAACCGTTTTTTTGGGGCGAGTATTTGAGGGGCAGCATTGCTGATGTGCGCTTTTTGAAAGCCTCGTTTTGTGCCAGAAACTCACGCACCTTGGCGGTGGCATCCTGGGACATGAACAGGCGTTTATCATTTTCCAGCATTTACTTTGTGCCCCCATACCGTTTCAAATCAAGCCCCGCCTGTGTTGCCGCTTTGGTCAGGGTCCCATGCTTCGCTTGCGAGTTCAAACCACCAGCGTGCATGATCGTCACCAGGCCAACAGGCCTGCCTGATTTATTGACCTCACTTCTAGATGCGACCGGCATTTTCGGATTCGCAATACCCCTAGCATTGGCCGCAACCTCAGCCGCCTTAGCCTCAACCACGCTCATGAAGTTTTCACGCAACATCGCATTGATAGCATCACTATCCAACCGGAACGCGAATTTATCAGCCATCAACATCACGCCTTTCACACATAACCTCAATCATGGGGGAGTGGCGCTGAAACCAAGGGGCTCGACCTATAGCCCAATCGAATGGGGCGTGCAAAATCTTGTACTTGACCCCACGGATTTCAAGCTCATGATTCGGCCCTATCGGCAACCCCGCGGGTAAGAAAACCCTAAGACGCTGCGCCGTTGACCCATAATCCTTGTGCTGAACCTCATGGCCCGTATCATACTGCGGGGCACCCAGCACCTCGGTGTAGTTAGCGCTGTGGATAATCGAACCATCATACCCAATCTCGGGTGGGTCAAAAATTCTTATCCGCTCCACAGGTTCACCCTTCTGCTCTCCGGGAATGGGACAATATCCCCTCCACGATAGCGAGGGCTAATATGTAGCAGCCCCAAAACATGCAGCATCCTTTCAGTGAGGAACACGCCCCCGAACCCTTCCGTCCCGGTTTTTGCAAAGGTTGCGCTGTCGGATTGTTCCCCCGTGGTTGATGACACGCTCACCATGTTGATGTTCACGCCGGTTAGTAGTGATTCTACAACCATTGTGCGCACAACAATTTTGACCGCGGCTATCAACCATGGCTTAGAAACAATCTCATCAGCCAGCACTAAACCGCGCCTGGCAAATTCGAACTCAATCCGTTCATAAGACAGATCAATTAAGGCGCGGCACCTGTCCTTCTCCCCGGGAAGGAAGGGGCGGGGCATCATCACCCCAATATCATCAACCGATAACTTTTCCACCCCGCCACCTTCCTATCAGCTAAGCTTATCAGCCATTGCGATAAGCTCAGGCTTGGTCAAACCTTTAATATCTTTCTCACTAGCCCCAAGGCTAGCAACATATTGCCGCCACAACTCAACCTTAGCGGCCTGGGCAGGGCGTTTACCATCATTGGTGGGTTCGGTGTCGCCATCATCGTCACTATCATCATCGACAGGGGGCACTTCCGGTAACCCCAGATTGATAGTTTCAACCTTATCATGCTTCGCGTTAGCATCCTCAGCCACACCCGAACCAATCAGGCGGGCCGCGTCAAGCGGGTGAGCATCAAACACATCACCACGCTTACGCAACACCTCACCACCATCATCCGTGGGCTGCCACCAAATCCCAATCCTTAGGCGAATCCTCATAATAATTTAGCCCACCTGAATCCGTGCAACAGCCTTAGGATCATACAGGGCACGGATAGAACGCTCCATAATGTCGGCCCGGTACTCCATGGTTGCGCCACCAATGCTACTATCACCATAGGGCGAGTACAGGGGGGTAACCTGTGGACGGTCTAAGAATTTCTTGCCGCCAGGCTTCTTGGCCTGCAAAACATACACTTGCTTCGTGTCAACATACTGGCTCACGGCAACGTCCAGACCCCACGGCTTGTAGGGTTGGAAGCCCTTAAAATATGGGTTGTCCCCAGAGTTAGCGCCAATAAACGCAGCTTGGATAGTCTTATTGCCAATAATGTTGTACCACACGGACGGGTGCATGACGATGGTATCCGGGGTGTAGCCCAGGGCTGCCTTGCGCTCATCATCCACATCACCATCAACCAACGCAGATGAGACCATTGCACAGGCGCGCAAAACATCCTGACCAATCTCCGCCGTCACGGTAGACCACGGGGCAGTAGCAGAAACCACCTGGCTATGCTCATCAGTGGCAGCCTTCACCCGATCAAGGCCCTGGCGTGCACTAGCATACAGAAACTCATTAGCCAACTGCTCAACACCACGCGACAGCAGATCAATGCGGTTGTCCTTAATCATTTCATAAGAAACACGCAAACCCTCCGCAATCTTAAACGCCTTCTCCACCTTATCATCACCAACACGAATATCGGCGGTGGGGATTTCCTCAAACTCCGCAACCTCATGTGGACTCTCGGACAAGAACGGGGTAACCCGCTGCTTGAAAATAATAGCGCTAGCGGTGGTTTCACCATCATCAGAGTAGAACACATTCTCGATAGCGGCATCCTGAACAATGCTCACAATCTCATCAACAATCAGCTCCGGTTCGTCCACATAGTCGGACACGGTATAGGAACCACCGCTGTTTTCGCCTAGAATAAAAGCCATTTTCTCACCTTCTTCTTATTAGGCCAGTGGAGTCACAAGCCGCACCGACACATGCTTACGGCCCTTACGAACCACGAAACCAACCGGCTTCGTACCAGCCTTAGCAACCTTACCATCCGCCGCGGCGTTCACCTTATCCCCAACCTGCAAATCATCCGGGTTATCACAGGCAATATTAATAATCGCAGGGGAAGTTACCACGGTAACCCGGTCGGTCTGGCCAATGGTCACAACCGGGGCCTTATAGGCGTTCTGAATCGCAACACCATACACGTCATCACTGGCACCCGCATGCTCAACACCGTTACCAGTGAGTTTAACACACCGGTAGCCCAAAACATTAGCAGCCGCCTTGAAAGAAGCGTTACCGGTTAAAATTTGATTAGTCATCTATATTCAATCTTCCTATTAGAAAATCTGCCGAACCTTCAAGCCGGAACGCAAACTGTGCGACTTGCCCTTATTCTCATAGCCTCGAACACCACTATGCTTCACCGGGGCAGACTGTGCAAGATTCTCAAGCAACACCTTACCGCCCTCAAAATCATGCAACAGCGAGTTAACCCAAGCATCCTTGCCGTTAGCTGAAATGCGGCCCGAATTGATAGCCTCATCCACAAGGTTCACAACCTCAGCACGCCGTGCTTCCTCACGCATCTTATTCAAAGCGTCGGCGCTTTTACGCAGCTCAGACAGGGTGTATTCGTCAACGGCAACCATGCCCTTGGGCAAAGAGTTTTCGGCAGGCTTCGACTCTTCCGGCTCGTCACTCTTAGTGGTTTCTTCTTTATCCGCACCATCGTCTACAAGCTTTTGCACGGCCTCGATGATATCATCATCGGTGGCGGTATCATCTAATTCTAAAATTTTGATAAGCTGGTCTTTCAGCTCCATAACATCCTCATTTTCGGAACCATCATCAGCATCAACAGCATGCTCGCGCAGCTTAGCTGCAAACATGCGTTTATGCATATTAACAATTTTACGCAAACTCTTATTTTCCGCACCATCACCACTAGCAGGCTCGACAACCTCATCGGCTAAACCCGCCTCCACAGCCGCCTGACCAGTGTAAAAAGTTTCCGCACCCATCAACTCGCGCCACTGCTCACGCGACCCACCAGCCTTAGAAACATAAATATCAGCAATCTGATCCGATAGCTGATTAAGCTGTTCACGGGTGGAATCTAATTCGGGGATAGTCCCACCGGCGTCCCATGTCCAAGCATCGTGGATCATGAGGGTTGCAGACGGTTGCATAACAACACGGTCACACGCCACCGCTACCACACTAGCCGCCGACGCTGCGATACCCCAAATATTCGCCACCGTACTATTTTCACTACTGCGAATAATATTAGCGATGGCGATACCAAGCATTGCGTCACCACCGTAGGAATTAATATTAATTATTAACGGCTCCTCGGTGGTTTGGTTGATGAATTCACGGAATCCTGCCAGGTTAACATCCCAGTCGGAAATGTCGGAAAAGAAATTCCATTCATTCATGCGGAATATTATAACATACTACAACAAAACATCACCCTCGTTATTGTCAATATTATTAGTTTCAGTGTCACCGGACCAAGGGATTTGCATTTTGCGGTGAAAGTATTTCCGTGTCACGGGGTCGTTGGGGTCAACCAAACCAGCCGCAACGGCGTTAGGCCACATCTCAGGTTTCAACTCGCTGTTTGATGCGATGGGGTCGCAGTTGATGAGGGGCACGGGGCCTTTGTAGTCGGGGAATGCTAGGCTTATCAAATCCTCAACAATATATTTTTGCGCGGTGAGTGCTACCCAGTCCGCAATGGTTTGCAACGACTGTGTGAAAAACGATGACTGCGTATCCGCCAAAGCGTACGATCCACCACCATCGTCAAGGTTCAGGAAGTGTGCTAGCACGCTTTTAGCGATAGCATCATTGTATGATTTGATAGCGCCCGACACGTCTGGTAGTTGGCCGGAAACGCCTTTGAACTCGAATGATGCGCCGGGGGGGATTGACACGCCTGCAAAATCATCGGCGCGGATAGCCTCAACTAATTCTTGACCCCTATCAATCTCGTCTTGCAAATCCTCGGGACGCCCCAACAGGGTTTCTTTCGACGCCATATAGACGGGGATACCCATGCCGTTTCTCTCAAGAGTTTTTAATTGTAGCCGCTGCAGTTCGTCCTTAAGCCGCCACGGGCGATAGCAGGGGCGCAGAATACTGGTGCCCATCCAGTCGCTATTGGTGGGGCGATACACGTAGCCGACTAGGCTATCAACAGGAATCACGGGGGTAAGGTCGGTGCCGTCTTCTAGCCGCACACTCTTTTGCTGAATGGATTCTAAGTTTCCATTCTCGTCCACATTGATTTTCGAGATGGTGTCAGCCCAACGCGGGGCGAGTTTCACCAGGTGCCAACCCGTCTCGTCTTGCTCGTATACCTGTTCGAAGTAGGCGAAGCCGAACACTAGGGCAAGTAGTGCTTGGGGCAAATGTTCTTGCCATGAAACCCCGCTAGAAAGCCTGGTCACCGGGGGCGAATCAACCCCAAGAATGGGGAGTTTCAAGTCTTGCGCTACCCGCTTTACAACCTCGGGATCGGCGCCATTCGAATCAATGTGCCACTTGGCGCGCAGCACTGGAAGCGTACAAGCCGAATAGGCCATTGACACCTGCTCATCTTCCTTAAGCATCTTATTATAAACCGCAATGTTACGGGGGAACCGCAAATCATGGTTCGTGTCGTTCATCCGCTGGTAACCATGATACCCCCCTGTGGGGGTGGCGGTGCCGATCTCCTTAGTGCGCTTCGGCTTGAACTTTGCAAAGAATTTTCGTAACCCCATTATTTTCCATTAACCTTTCAAGTAGTAAACCTGCCCACCAGGGCAAACGCCGTTTAGGGTACCTAGCGGCCCCATAGGCGGGGAGACCATCAAGAATGAACAATCACATAGACCACATGACGACAGCCCCACACAAGACAAACCAGGGCGTGACCAAAATCACAAACCACGACGCTTACGCGAAATACGCATCGAAACCCTAGGCGCCCGCCGAACATCAACCTCAGCAGGCTTATAATCCGCAGCCAACAACAACGCAAACGACGCAGCAATGATAGGACACCCAGCCGGATTATTCCGCTTCAACGCCTTACCCGAATCCTGAATATCCCTCTCAGAAACCACCGACAACGCATCAACCCAACGCGGCGAACCATCATGCTTAATCTTACCATCACGCCACAATTGCATAAACAACATATAAGCCTTGGAAACCTCGGTTTTATTAAACCTTGTGGGCTCCAAACCCCGCTGCTCAAACAACGCCGTGCAAGTCTCCGCAACCCCCTTCTGGTCATAAGCAAACCCAATCGGATCACGAAGCCCAATCACCCGCTCAATATCAGCAACAACACCCACACGATCAAACTCATCACGCGGCGCCAGGGACAAAAACCATCGCCCATCAGCCATTTTCTCCGCGCTCACAAGCGCACAGCCAACAGCCCCCAAGTCAACATCAATGCCAACAGCAGACACAGCCCCGACACCACACAGTACGGGATCAACCACTGTAGCAGCTTCCCAATCGGAATAATCAATAATTGGTTTAAAATCTTCATCGTCTTCATCATTGAACCAGTCACCCCAACCCAAACACTCGACACCAAAATTGATCCTACCAATCTCGGTGTTCAAGCGTTTCATCTGTTTTCTAATCTTCGTCTCATCCATGATGAACCCATAGGACGGGTTCGCCTGAATCCACGTGGCCTCCTCATCAGGTGCCGCGTCACCAGGGGCGCGGTATTCTGCCAGGTAGATAGGGTCAACAGGGTCAGGCCCAGCCAACGCCTGACGACGCATCGCCGAAATAACCCTACCATCCTGGTGAGCCTTGAAAGCCTTATGAACAGCTGAAGTAATATAGAAAAACTGTGGGTCATCAGCTGCCTGGGTGGTGAAGTTAATAGCAGCCACCGAACCATCAGTCAAGTTATAGGCCTCATCATAGACAACACACGAAATTTTCGTGATACCACGGGCCGTGTCATCACCCCGGGTTTGAAAAAAGATCACCCCGCCACACGAAAACTCCAGCACACCCTTGCCCTGCGAACCTGAAAAACGTGTAAGCATACCAGCCAAAGGGGGGAACGCTTTCACCACCCCAAGCAAATTCAAATAAATACTATTCGCCGTATCCCACAACTGTGCCGTGTATAGTATGCGCCAACCGTATTTTATGGCACGATAAAGGCAGATAAGAGAAATGCCCAAACTCTTACCATTCTGCCTAGGGATAATAAGAATATTGTCAGAGTGAACATACCGGCCCACCTCGTTTCTGCTGCACATGGCCAAAATATCGTATTCCTGCCACGGCATCAACTCAACCCCAATAATCTTAGCGAAAGCAATAATCTCCCTACCCTCGCCATGATCGTATGCGGGGGCCTCGCGCAAATTATACGGTGTCTGTTTCCCCCTTAAAGTTTTGTGCGCCAATGATTTCGGAAAAGGCTCTCTCTTTACCGTCGATGTAGTAACTGTCACCATTATCTTTTTCCTGCCTTATCTGTTTCACAGCGTTGATGCGATGCCGCTCCACATCATTAATAGTTTTGCGGAACAAGTCTTCCTGGTTACGAATCTCCCCCATCAAAGAATCCACGACAACAATGTAGCGGGGCAACCCGTCATCCTCATCATCAACATTGTTGGCATTCTTCTTAGGTTTTTCTTCCTCAACCTGCTTCACCACGCCCCGCACAATCTTGCCATACTCGCGTTTCAGACGGTCGATCCGGTCACGCTGCCGGCATGCGATAATGATAAGATTTTCCATGCTGACAGACTTGGGTTCTTCCCGGTAGGAATCGTAAACGAACCTGCCCCCCGACAACCAATCCTCCGGGTATTCCTTACCATCATATATTCTGGCCATATGTTTTACCTCTCAAACTCTAGCCCCAAAAACCCGAACCGCCACCACCATCAGGGGCGACAGGCGCGGGTTTCTTGCGCATACTCTCATAGTATTTATCCACACCAAACATGAACGACTTCGGGCGCAGGCGGGCGCAACGCTCACGAACAATCGCCTCACCAGGATCAATGCGCTTGAACTCGCACCCAGCTTCCGCATAGCGCAACAACGCCGATTCGCTGGGTGTGGAGTGAATAATATACACATCCGTCTCGGACTGTTTCAAAGCTTCCCTAATAAGTAGCAGCCTAGCTTTCCTTACCAGTCTTGCCACCACTTGTGGGTAATCATGATTACCGATAGGGTAGCCCCCAACAAGGTTGCATAAATGGTCATAGTCAATTCTTATATCCCCCGGTTTCGCATGCTCCTCAACCCACGTGGTTTTACCCCCACACGGGGGGCCCATCACAACAATTTTCCGAACACTACTAGTGGCAACCTCACCACCACCCCGCTGGCTGTTGCAAGTGAAATGCAACAAACGTTCCGGTAGTTCACCATTCCTCGCCCCATGAAAATTCAGGTGGTCGGCAGCAAGCGGCTTACCATCAAAATTCTTCACAGCAACAGCATACATAGGCCGGCCACACCACGGGCAAGGAGTACCATCACGCAAACGAAGCATCAAACTTTCACGGGCACGCTGATGCATCTTACCGTAGCCCCTAGCACTAGCTGATAAACCCATAAAAATATTCCCCTAAAAAGCGTTTAAACAAACAATTTTCAGGGGAATATTATACCATGCCACAACAAAATCCTAGTGTTTCCGGCCTGCCCTCCAAGCCCGCACACTGCGCAAATCCACCATCAGGGCACCCAGGTGGGTTTTATGCCGTATAAAATCACGGTTCACCGCCTCAAGGATAGACGATGGGGGGCACCCGATTTTCTCAGCAGCAACATCATACTGCACCCAATCCGGCACATAATCACTGTACCCAAGGATTCGCTTAGAAAACAGGCGCTGCTTAGCCCATGCCTCGAAAATTTCTTCCAGCTCATCAAAGTCATTGTAGGCCTGGTTGATAGCGTACTCCACTTCGAAAGCGATATCACACACATCATCCGCGGTTAGGGTACTGGCAGCGCCGACAACCCGGCCACTCTTGGTAACCCAGAAAAACCTTAACCAACCGGAAGCCATACATCCCCGCGACACCAACAGCTGAACTAGCATGCCCAAATGTTTCAAGTCCGCATCCGGGTAGTCGATAAGCTCAACCGCTAAATCCGCATGGGTGGCATTCTGCATACGGCGGTTACCCACCGACCCAACCAGGCTGCGCAACCCCACAAAAATCTCACGGGTTTCACGCAACAATTCTTCTTTCAGATCATAGTCTACCATGCGATGATCGGCCCTTTCACTGGTTCCACCTGCACAAACACATTCGGCGGTTCACCAGGGGCGCAGCGGCGTTTAATGGCATGGAGTGCGCAAACCTGGGAATCATCCTTGAATGCCACCCCGGTGAGGGCATCGAGGATTGCGCGTTCCAGCTTATCAATATCAGGGCGTTGCACCATCTCTAAACCATCAGTCGGTTTCATGCTTTTAGTGCGGGGCATGGCAAAAGCAAGCTTCACCGACATGGGGGTTTTCTCAAGGCATTTTAAGCCCCGGTACTGCATGTGGGTAGACGCAGTACTTGCCACATGCTCCCGCCATTCCTTCAGGCCTTCTGCGGATTCTTTCATGACAATTTTTTTCCCGCGAAGAAACGCTTTCTTGCTGCCCTGGGGTCGGGGCACACCGTCTGCGGAAAACTGTAGGAAAAAATCCCTAGGCTTCATCGTGAATCACGCCCTCGTAATCATCATCAACATGAAGGTTAACCTTATCTTCGGGGGCGGCTTCCTCACCGATAAGCCGGTAGATTTCATCCAGTAGCATGTCCCGCGCCTTGTCCAAATCCTCAATACGTTTCACCAGGTCAGCATGCTTATTCAGTCCATCAAGTCGACAAGACCGCGCAATATATTGTACAGCTTGGGCAGCGTTCCCAGTCAGGTGGCGTGAAATATCCCACACCTCAGCATCCCCAAACTTATAGTAATCACCCATGATACAATCCCTTTCTTTCTTAGAAAATGTTAATGTTACGTGGCACACCATCAACCGTCACGAACGACAGCACGCCCCCGTACGATGTGGAGCCGGTGCGATTACGGAACCAGGTGGATTCTTTTTCCAACGCCGGGGCGCTCACGATCCAGCGCTTAGCCGTCCATGATTCGATATGAAAATTATGAAAATGGCCACTAATGAGAATATCGGCAAATGCTTCCTCACTATCATTAGCAATATGGCCAGACCACCATTTTTCCGCACCACTGATTTGCCCTTTGAATAAATGCCCGTGCACGATCGTGAACACCGTACCCCCACAATCGTAGGTGACACTGCCCCGCGTGTGGTCTGGGTACAGCCAGCGCACATTTTTGCCCCGCATCATTTCCGAATCAACCATGCTGAAAGCGTCCTGAACAGCGGAAACGATCATGATGTCGTAGTTGTCGGACATGGGTCGGGATTGTTTGCGTGTTGTTTCACCATGGTTACCCGGCACTGTGGCCACAACCAGGTCATCAACGTGTGATAGGATTTCCTGAACAGTCCACGACACCAGGTGTTGGCAGGCGCGCAGCTGCTCCGCAAGGGTCAGGTCGCATTCGGCAATCATCTTACCATCCTGCGAGGTGTAGCCCTCGATCAGGTCACCGGCAAAAACCAGGTTCACCCCGCCGATATTCTCATGATGTTCTAAGGCTCGAATCACCCCGGTTTTCCACCGGTCAATCAAATACCCAGTACCAGCGCCCGCATCAACACTCTTCCCAATATGGGTGTCCGACAGCACAATAGTCAGCCAGTTTCCGTCACGTGTGACATTATTAACCGGTTCCAAATAAATGGAATCCAGCAAATCCTCAATATCGCTATTATGCTGTGGCCTTAGAACAACCTTAGCGCGGTAAGCATGCTGCACACCATGCCCCGGCACTTCCCAAGCCGAATGCCGAACCGGACCCTCAACCGAATATTTTTCGGCATCAAGACCGAAGGCCTCCAACACATGCCCCCAATCATCCTCAGATGGTGGGGTGGTTCGCGGGGGTGAGGTAACAACACCCTCGATGCCATCCATCACCACACCCGGGACAACCCCCCCCCCCGGGGGGGGGCCCCCTTTTTTTAACATACCCCACATCTTCCCTTATCCTTAAAAACTTCTTAACGAACACCCGCACGTAAATTAGCCACCAGGGTGCAGAACGCTTTGTACTGGTGCGGGTACGGGTTGCCCTGCAACGACGACGCAACCAGCCACAAATCATGCAACACCACATCATCCCTAGTCAGGGCCTTAACCATTGCCTCACGCTCGTCACCAAAACTGTCCAACCATTCGTACGATGTGGGGGGTTTCGGACCCATAGCGTCCGCCGCGGTGTTGAACCGCTCAACCAAACTCACTTCTCAGCCTTTCCTTAAAGTTGAAGTTTTATTCACTTACGCCACATATTATACACGAATGTGAGCTACTTGTCAAACCAATGTGGCAAGAATCACATTCCTTGGGGGAACTCTTTAAACCTCGAATAGTGAAGCTGGTGAGCAATCGTGTGCACCCCCGTGGCCCCGCCACGATTCTTCGCCACGATAATGTCCGCTTCCCCGGCGCGTTGGTGGTCAGGGTCTTTCGCATCCGGCCTATCAATCAGCAGAATAATATCAGCATCCTGCTCAATCGCACCCGATTCACGCAGGTCAGAAGCCCTAGGGGTGCCCCCATCACGGTTTTCACTATTGCGGTTCAGCTGGGCAACCAGCACGATAGGCACGTTCAAATCCTTAGCAAGAATTTTCAGCTGGCGTGTCATCTGCGCCACCTGCTCCTGACGTGGAACATTCACATTAGCGGGGGTAATCAACTGCAAATAGTCCACGACTATCAAACGCACATCATTTTTCCGCACCTCAATTTTCGATCTCGAAACAATATCCATGATCGTCTGACTAGCATCATCACTAATATAGATAGGGGCATCCGATATTTCCCCAGCCTTTTGTTTCAACACCTCAAACTGGTCAACCGACACATGCCCGCCACGAATCGCACTAATATTCGTGCAAGTTTCCGCCGCCAAAATACGCTGCTGAATCTCCCTCGAAGACATTTCCAAAGAAAACATCAAGGTAGCAAGCCCATTTTTGATACTTATTTCCCGCATAAAATCAACCGCCAACGTGGATTTACCACACCCCGGCCTAGCCGCAACCACAACCAACTGCCCACCCTGCAACCCCTGCAACATCGAATCAAGCCCACGAAAACCAGTCATCACCCCCTGCGGTAGTTGCCCCGCCATAGCATCAGCTAACCAATCCAACGATTCATCAAACGCCAAATGATGCGCACCGCCCGCCGACGACGATAGCATAATGTTATCCAAACCGTCACGCACCCTGCCCAGAACATCGGTTGAGGTGACCGACGGTTCTTTGCATAGGGTTTCCATGTGTGCCGCTAGTGACCATAGTTGGCGTTTACGGGAGCGCTCCTTGACATTGCCTGCCAGGAATGGTATGTCGCTTTTCATCGTGGCTTTGGATAGCAGGTCATGCACCATGGTGCCGTTGATCCTGCCCAGCTCGCCCCGCTTCTCCAAACCCCCTAGCACACTAATAGCATCAATATCAACCCCCGCCATGAACAAATCTTGCATAACCGCAAACACCGACTGGTGTGCCCAATGCTGAAAGTCCCCGGCTTCAACCAGGGTGAACACCTCACCCGTGCCCACACCCCCCATCAGCAAACAACCCAACAGGGTTTTTTCCTCATCCAATGCTAAGGTTTCATTCACGTGTTTTTCTCCCCACATAAACTAGAACCCCCCACAACAGGGGGGGGGCAATGAACAACTACTACGACAGGAGGGCTTTGCGGTACTCCATCAGGCGAAGCCGATTAAACCCGCCATGCGCATGCTCCCTTAAACCTTCCTTAACAAGAACCACCACGGGGGCCTGCAAAACATTATCAGCAGCGGCCTGGGCTAGAACATTCTCATCAATGGGGGCGTATTCTACCGGAACATCCGGGTGCTTGTCAAACCACTTTTTTACCGCGTCGCACTGTGGGCAGGCTGGTTTTGTGAACACAAGTACCGTGTTTTCTTTAGAACGGGGGCTGCTCATTATCCACACCTCCTTGCCATGGTTGTTGCGGCCCGCGCATTTGCGGCTGCTGTTGCTGCTGGTAGCGCTGCTGCGCACCTATCCAACCCTGTTGCGCCTGCTGCTGTAGACTACCGCCCTGCACCATGGTTTGCCCCTGGTCCTGGAATCGTTTTCCGGTCAAATCCAAACCGATAGCGGTTGCCGTCATCTGCAAACTGTGGGCAGTCTCACCATTCTTATTCTGGTACTCGTGGTTCACAAGCCGGCCTGTGATAACAACCCGGTCGCCCTTTTGCAAATTATTAGCAACCGATTCAGCAAGCCGGTCAAAGCACGACACTCGCACCCATGTTGTGTCCGTCACATCCCAGTTGCCAGTATCGGGGTCTTTCTTATAATCAGTATTGGCAACACTGAAGGAGCACACCGCTTTCCCCGCCTGCGTAAACCGCAATTCTGGGTCGCCGCCAAGGTTGCCGCGGAATGAAACATCAAGACTCATCGTCATTTCCTATCTTGTTATCATTATCTTCTTCAGCCAAAAGGCTATCAATCTTCTTGCGGCGTTCCTCACGCCACAGCCTCACGCGTTCACGCATTTTAGGGTCACGCCCCAAATCCGCCATCACATGGCCACAGTGGGTGAGAATATCCCCAGGCCTTGGGGGTGAATCGGTGGCCCTTGCTAAACCAAACCAGCGGCCAAAGGCCATATCGTACACCGGCTCCGGGTAGTCACCAATAGCATTCAACGATTGATACCACACGCCAACCAGGATATCGTGCTCCGTGGTGTTTTGGGGGCGTTTGAAACCCCACACCGACACGATCATTTTCTCCAATAATTTTTCGGTGGCCTCCATGCTGATACTCATTACCGGGCCCACGCCTCCAAATCATCAATGTGTAAACTCTCATACTCTGGGCTGGGTGGTTTACGTAACAGTGACGGTACCGCGGGTACACTATCCCACTCTCCACCATTCAACCAGGTAGTAGGGTGTTTGATATACTGTTGATCCGTGCCCACCGAGTCATGATAAGCCGCGTACCGTTTGGCAGCATCTATCAGAATATCCTCAGAAATAGTTTCGGTAGCGCTCTTCCACGCCCGAAACGCCTTGGCCTTATTCACCCGGCGCGGGTAAGCCTTCCAAAACGCCTCGAACCCATCAGTGTATTTATTACGAACCGGCCGGCTCACCTGCCCCCGGGGCACCGAGTAGCAACCATGCGGGGCCACAACCTCGATGGTCATCATGCGGCCAGGGCTAAAATTAATAGTGTCATCCACCCAGCCGGCAATGGCCAAATCTTGCAAGCGGGAAACCAGGCAATCCTTGGGGATATGAACAAAGTCTAAGAAAGTATCCATTTCCCAATCAGTGCCCGACGCCCCAACAGTCAGCAAGCGCAGAATGAAGGCCGAGTCATCGTCATGTAGTTCATCCGCACCCAAACGGGGCTTACCATCAACCAGCCGCACTTTAACCAGCATCGGTCTTGCCTTCCAAACGATCCTTACAATCCGTGTACAACCGCATCACCCGCGGGTCCTCACGCAACTTTTGCTCAAGATTCATATAGTCATTCCGCAACGTCTCAAGGTCAGTGATAGCAGTCACACGTGTGATGAACTCTTCCGGCAAATCAGCCGGCTTATCAGGCTTGCTATCAACCTCCGAATGATCCACACCATCAACCGTGATGTGAGAATAATCACGGTCAACCTCCATCGTGGGAATATACAAAACCTGGGTGAGGGCTGTGCGCAAAGCAACACTAATCGCTTTTGAGGTGGCCTTATCGCTCGTGTCGAACGCCTCCGCAGGCACGGTCGCCGACAATTCGTCGCCTGATTCGCCGTCAATAAACGTGTATTCCACCAGCAGGCGCACACGGATTTGACCGGCGCCTTTCGATGTGGTAGCAACCTCGTATTTCCAGTCAAGAACCTTGACCTTGATGACAATGCCAAGCCTGGAAAATACCGGGTGAACAGCATTGATAACATGCTCGATGCCGCGGAAATTGTACCGCTGGTGTTGGTTTTGCCCCCACTTGCCCACGGCCCCAATCTCTTTCGAAGCTAACGCAAGCTTATGGGCAATACCCTTCACCTCCTCTGCGCCAGGGTCTTTTTTGATAGCCACGGTGCCCATGCCCAAGCCCTTGGTTTCCCCACCATCAGGGGTTTGTGTTAATTCAGTCACAATTACCTTTCCTTACATGAAATGCGCCACAGCGTACACCAGGGCGACAATAGCCGCAACAACAATAACCAGTTTCACGATCACGGCAAACACCATCAGGCCAACCCAAAGGCGCTGTTGGCGTTTCATTTCCGCATCGAACTCTTCAAACGAATGATCTAATCGCATGTGTTTTTCCTCACATTTTAGGGACGGGGGATAGCCAACACCATCATGTGGTATCGACTTCACCCACCCCCACAAACAGTGGGGTAGGGCCTTCGCTAGCTCACGGGCACATCCTCACATTTCGGCTGGGACAGGGGGTCGTTTCCGGCAAGAAACTTCACACACTTAGCATCAAACTCCGCCAACACATCCCGCCAACCAGGCAGAATAATATCAAGCATCGCATCAGAATCGGGATCACCGGAACACGATTCAATACCGGACCACTGATGGTCCGCACCATGACCAATATCAAGAAACAAGTATGACTCGTCATCGTCGTGCTCGCGGTGCATGCTGAAATAATACACGCAGTGCCCGCCCCCAGCCCGGGGCAGCATCACATACTGTGAGAAAAACCAACTGTCATTCTCACGGCGGTAGAACCGCATCGGCTCGAACCGCACCGGATCTTTGGTGAGGTCGTGCACCCGCGCCCCAACCCAAGCCTGGGGCAATAACTCTTCGATCGCCTTCTTGCCCTCGGACGTATCAGGGTCGAGAATCCACTCATCATTTTCAGTGTCAAGCACCCGATCATAAAACCATCCGTAGGCGATATACCAACCAGGCTTGTGCGGGTAGTATTCTTCTAGTAGCCGGTCAACCCGGTTCATCTTCTCAAACGTTGCCATGGCCTTTATTATACTCCTTTACTCGCCTGTTTGCAAATCAGTCTTTACGCCACAACCACACGCCCCCATCACCAGTGGTAACAAATTTTTCGCCCGGGTGGTGTTTGTCCATGTGCAAAAGCGTGGCGATTTCCTGATCCGCATTCTCACCAATACGGATTTTTGCGGCCAAAACTTTCTCAACATCCTGCCTGAACACCGCCATCGCACGGTGCCGCCAGGGGGCGATAGCATCCAACTTTTTGGCGCTTTCCAAATTGTTATCCACGATACGAAGGCCGGTCCACGCATTGTTAGGTACAGCATCATAACCAGGGCCGCCGTAGAAAGTCGTGTAATATTCGCCCTCGCCAATCACATTCCCCGCAAGAAGATAATTGAAAGCAATATATGGGGGGTTGGGGTCGTCCACGTCCGGGTTGATGAAATTAATACATTGCCGCAAAATTTTCTCTTCATGCAACGCGACCGGATCACGGTACCAAAGCTGCATCGCCAGGGGCTCCACTTTCGTGTAATTGCCCCCCGTGTTGGGGTAGCGAAGGTCAGACCGCCCAAGCGCATCAATCACCGCCGCCTTATCGCCAGCCCAGTAATTGAGCTTCCACTTCTCCGCCTCATCGTCAACCAGCAAATCATAAGCATGATCCTCATTGAACAACTCGCGCGGGGTTTCAGGCAGGTGCAGCTTACGTAACTGTTCGATCACCCAATATTTTTCCCGCATAAAAGCATCGTACTCATCAACCCCGTCAAGGTCGTCACAGCAGTCTTCCCACCACGGGCTTGTCACTTGGTTTCCCCTTTCAAACAGTTTTGCAGGCTTGCCTTATGAAACTCGTAGGCGAGTTTATACAAGCGTGCGGCAATACGGTTATCCTCCGTGTCATCAATTTTTTCACCCTCACGGAACATATACATGGTGTGAGCATGGCATTCTTCAGCCTTGGCCAAGAGCTCTCCCACCGCCACGCCAGTTTTTACACCATCCTGAATCACATCCAGAGTGGCCAGGCCTTCATTCACCCCCAGAAGATACGCATAATCCTCGGCAAACTTGCGGAAACAATCCTCGGTGAACTGCGTGAAACCATCAACCTTATAGGCAACCTTTTCGCGCCCCGTATCATCCTTGCGTTCTAATAGCCTGCTGAAAAATTCTGCCAAACGGCCTTCCTGTGCCGCGGTCATCGCAGCACCCCAATTAATATTAACCATGCCCCTATTATAACAATCCCCGGCCTAGACCGCAAGTCTAAACCGGGAAACGGGTGGTGATGTTGGTAACATGCTAGCATTCGTAGGCGATAGCATCAAACAAAACACCCTCAGCATGCTCTAGCCTGCGCACTAAATCATCATCCGAAAGCAGCGGAATAATCGCATTAGCATAGGGCACGATTACCCCATGCGCAAAAGTGAACGCATCAAAATCATCAAAATTATTGAAAACGGCCATCGCGTTTTCGATGAGCATTTCCGCAATCTTCACAGGGTCCGACTCCCCTAACCACGGGGGCGTCGCGGCGCCCGCCAGGAACCGGAGCTTTTCTTCCGAAACCCCCACATCCTGCCCCACATTCTTCAGCAGGGTCAACTGTAGCAGCAGGGGGGTGGCCACAACCCAATCCGGCACCCCCGCTTTCGGGAAAACATCAACCTGTTTTTTCAGGTGTTCCTTAAACTCTTCAATGTTCATGTTCATAGCGCCCCTTTCAAAACCTCATCCACGGTTTCCAGCACAACCACCAAATTAGCGGCAAACTGCACCTTAGAAAAACCATCAGGCATCAGGCGGAAAATCACTTCCGACTCGGGAATCAGCACACTGCGCATGTGGCTAATTTCCCTCGGACTCATCGAACCACCCGCAACCACACCAATATTAGCAGTCATGATTTGCGCAGCCTCAACAGGGGTTTTAGCCGCATGCCACGGGGGTGTGACAGCCGCCACCAAAGCCGCGTAGTCGCTTGCGCTCATACCCTCAATCGGGTAGCCATAGCGGGCCAGGGCGTCAACCTCGTGCAACAAAACCTGCGCCTCCACCCATTCTGGTATTCCACCGCGGGGAAAATTCTCCACCCGCCCAAGTATGCCAGCCTGATATTCTTGCAAGGTTTCCATTAGTTAAATCCTCCTAAGATTTTTTGCATACGTTCAAGATTCTGTTTCCCAATCTCCGCCACCTCCGCCTGGGTGTACCCATCATGTGGGATTATTTGCCCGGGGCGCAGCATGTAGCATTGTTGCAGAAACTTGTTAAGCGTGCCCTTAGCCTCCGGCCAAATGGCGAGAAGATCATCACCCGCGGGTTTACCGTACGAAATGCGCCACCTGAAAACCACTCGGTGGTGGCGGCACCCTGCTCTCTGGTAGACCCTCAGTAACACCTCCATTTCCTGCTCCTCGAACGGGACCATAACATCAAATCTCGCCAAGGCCCATAGGGAAACATTGTCATTGGGGCCACCGGGGATAGGCCAAATGCTAACCCTTTGCGCCTCCAAATCATACAGGGGATCACGCTGGTATAACGACAGATTATCCCCACCATACTTCAGGGCGACACCATCACTGATGTGCCCCCTTAGAAAATTATGCATCGTGCGGGGGATACGCCCCAAACATTTTACACTATGTGGCATCCACGAACTCCCAAACATGCTTGCTGAACTCTTTTTCCAGCCACTCACGCCCACCGCGCAAAATATTATCCACCTCAAAACCATGCTGGGGTGTTTCCAAATGCGCCAGCATACCCTCACCTTGACCATCGAACAGATCCACAGTAATCCGGCAAGGCCCAACATACCCCATGCAATCAACAGCTACCGTGTACCCGCCAACCCGCTTCCAGTACTGCAAATGATTCCACCGCCTTTTAGGCGAAAAGAATGTTGCACTACTATCCCAGGTGCCGTCCCGCAAATCCAACTGCATTAGCAGCAAATCCGATTTAGCTTTCATGCGGGGGTCAATCATTTTTCCCCCACGAACCGACTGGCGGCATCAATAAATTCTTGCCCCAAACGCCTGCGGCCACGCTCTGAAATGACAGCATTAATACCATGCCCATCATCGGGGGTTTCCAGCCACGCGCGCCTAGAACCACCTTTGCGCTGAACATCAATGAAAGTAACAAAATCATTTAGTTCACCCGCGCAACCAACATACACCACGTGATCGCCAAACTGCTTCTTGTACACCAAATCATGCCAGTAGCCCAAATTGAAAAATGTTTCTCGGTGACCCTCCTCACGCTCCCATGTGCCATCCCAAAGGTTTACCAGCTGGTCACGAAGAAGGTCTTTCACCTCTTTAATGATTTGCATTATCGTATCCTCCATGGTTTTTATTATACCAGTCCGGGGCCAGTGAAACCAGCCCCGAAACTATGATATGCGTCACAACATTGGTAAGTCTTCGATAAACTCGCGTAAGCGCATCTCCGATTCCGGTTTTTGCAGCGAGCCGCGGTATGTCTCAAATGTGAAGCTTTCCAGCTCGCGCGCAGCTTCCGGCCAGTAGATGCCCAGCTCATGCCCGTAAAGCACCAGGTCTTCAAGATTTGCTTCCCACTCGATATACACATCATCATACAGGCCGGAAATGAGAAGGTGGGCGTCGATTTTGTGGGTCCGGTAGGGGTCCGTGGGGCACCCCGTGAAGGTCGCTCCAAAATCATATGCGCCTTGACGGTTCCAACCATCGGCGCCGAAAAACTTGCGCCAAAGCTGGGGATTGGCAGGGCAGGGTTCGGCCGGGCCAAGGAAACAATCGTACCCCATGTATATGGTTTTGAAAGCTTCGGTCACAAAATTGTGCATGGTTGGGGGCACATGATCCAGTACTTTCATGGCTAAAACTCTCCTTCCTCATCATAGCAGTGGTCTTCCAGCCATTCCATGGCAGCATCCTCAAACATGCTCTTGATTAACCATAGTTTGCCACCCAAAATTTTGTCGATCTGCTCACGCTCATCCCATTTTTCCAGCTCCAGAATTTCGCCGCTGGGAAGATGCTCAATGGTCAGGCCAAGATCGTACTCATCGAGAATACCGGTTGCCCAGATGAGAATTTCGTAATCCCCGACCGTGCGAGTCCAGGATAGGCGTATCCCTTCCTCGATGTCAGTTTCCACTGGTGCGGTTTCCCAGCCGTCCATGGTGAGGTTGACGTCCACCACAATATCGAAAATGTCACTCATTGTTTGTGCCCCTCCTTGGCACTGCCCGGCCCCCACCTCTTTGGCGGGGCT